GAGTCGGTTAAATAAAGGAGGTTTTAACATGCCTATTTATTTTTTAACTACAGCGCTTTTAATTGTTTCTGTTGTAACAAATTTAACGGTCGAAGGAATCAAGAAGCTTCTTGACGGGACAACTGTTAAATATTCTTCTAATGTTTTGGCCGCTGTTTCTTCAGTTATAATTGCTTGTGCTGTTTGCGTCATCTATATTATTATGAACGACATTGTCTTTTCTTTGAAGATTGGAGTCGAGATTGTTATTCTTATGTATTTTGGATTTCTAACCTCAACGGTTGGTTACGACAAAGTGGTTCAAATGATTAAACAGATTCAAAGCATCAAGGAGGAATAATCATGAGTAATAGCCCTTTGGTTAGTTATACCAAAATTAGTCCAAACAAGACCAGCCCAAGGAACCATAAAATTGACACCATTACAATTCATTGCGTTGCTGGTCAATGCTCAGTGGAGACTCTTGGCGATGTTTTTGCATCTGCTTCTCGTAAGGCATCTTCTAACTATGGTATCGGTGCAGACGGTCGGATCGGAATGTATGTCGAAGAAAAAGACCGTTCCTGGTGCTCTTCGAATGCGAAAAACGATAACCGTGCTATTACCATAGAAGTAGCATCAGATACAACAGAACCATATGCAGTAAATGATAAAGCTTATGCTGCTCTTCTTGATCTGGTTACTGATGTTTGCAAGAGAAACGGTATTAAGAAGCTTCTTTGGAAAGGTGATAAGTCGCTTATTGGTCAGGTTGATAAACAAAACATGACAGTCCATAGATGGTTCGCGAATAAGTCTTGTCCCGGGACATATCTCTATAATAAGCATCCTGAAATCGCAGCGGAAGTCAATAAACGGCTTGGTGTTAATGATGCTACAACGGTTCAAACGGATAAATTCGAACCTTATCGTGTCAATGTAACTATTTCAGATTTAAATATTCGCAAAGGTCCCGGAACTAATTATGCTAAAACTGGAGAATACACCGGAAAAGGCGTTTTCACTATTGTAGCCGAGTCTGAAGGGACAGGATCTACAAAAGGCTGGGGTAAGCTCAAATCTGGAGCTGGCTGGATCAGCCTTGATTATGCTACTAAACTGAGTTAAGGAGAATCCATATGATAAGTTTCAGACAAAAGGGCGACTTCTCTAAACTGACACGTTTCTTGGAAAAAGCAAAAAAGGCTGTTCGTCTTGGCGATCTTGACAAGTATGGTCGAGAGGGAGTAGCCGCCCTTGCGTCTGCAACACCTATCGACTCCGGACAAACTGCTAATTCTTGGTACTACAAGATTATACATAAGAACGGGTCAGTTTCAATCACTTTTTACAATTCAAATATTCAAAATGGAGTTCCAATTGCAATTATTCTACAGTATGGTCATGGAACTCGAAACGGCGGCTGGGTACAGGGGCGAGACTACATCAATCCTGCTATCCAGCCTATTTTTGATAAAATTGCAAAATCTGCGTGGAGGGAGGTTACTAAGCTATGAGCAGAACAATCGATTCAAGAGTTGTTGAGATGCGGTTTGACAATAAACAATTTGAGTCAAATGTCAAAACCACAATGTCAACTCTTGATAAACTTAAACAAAGTTTGAATCTGACCGGAAGTTATGACAGTATGTCAGGACTTAGCGAGGCTGTAGAATCAGTTCGTATAAAGTTTTCTGCTCTTGAGGTCATGGCGGTAACAGCCCTCGCAAATATCACCAATTCTGCGATTAATGCCGGAAAGAGGATCGTTTCAGCTCTAACTATTGATTCGATAAAGGCTGGTTTCTCAGAGTATGAAACTAAGATCAACGCTATCCAGACGATCATGTCCAATACTGCGAGTAAGGGTACGACCATGGAGGACATTACGCGAGTCATCGACGAGTTAAATACATATGCCGATAAGACGATTTACAACTTCGCTGAGATGACCCGCAATATCGGTACCTTCACGGCTGCTGGAGTTGGTTTGGAAGAATCAGCAAAAGCCATTCAAGGTATTGCTAACTTAGCAGCAGCATCCGGTTCGTCTTCGCAGCAGGCATCTACGGCAATGTACCAGCTTTCTCAGGCAATAGCGGCTGGTACAGTAAAACTTATGGATTGGAATTCAGTCGTCAATGCTGGTATGGGTGGCGAAAAGTTTCAGGAAGCTCTTAAGCAGACAGCTAGAGAATATGGTATTAACGTAGACCAAATTATTGAAAAAAATGGTTCGTTTAGAGATTCGTTGCATGAAGGATGGCTTTCCGCTGAAATTTTGAATCAGACTTTGAGTAAATTCACTGTCGAGGGTGCGACAAAATACGCCAAGAGTATGATGGAGTCTGGTAAATGGACTCAGGAGCAGGCTGATGCTCTTATTGCTGAAGCTCAAGCCATGGAAGATGCCGCCACTAAAGTCAAGACTTTTACTCAGTTATGGGACACTTTGAAAGAATCCGCTCAGTCTGGATGGGGTAAAAGCTGGGAACTTATTATTGGCGATTTCGAGGAAGCTAGAGATCTTTTTACTGAAATCAGTAATGTATTCGGCGGTCTCATCGATAAATCAGCAGATGCTCGTAATGAGATATTGCAATTCTGGAAAGACAATGGTGGTCGTGCAGCACTTATTGATTCGTTTAGAAACTCATTTGAAGCATTAGGACGAGTTTTAAAACCTATTGGAGAAGCTTTTAGAGAAATCTTTCCTTCAATAACGGGTACACAATTAGTCTCTATAACAGAAAGACTTAAGAATTTTACAGAAACCCTCAAAATAGGAGACGAAACTACTAAAAACATTAAAGACACATTCAAAGGTTTCTTCGCTCTTCTTGATATTGGTAAGATGGCTTTAACAGCAATTGTTGGAGGTCTTTTTTCTCTTGTTAAAGTATTATTTCCAGTTACCGATAACTTTCTTTCGGTAACCGGAGGTGTTGGAGATTTTATAGTTGCTATTCGTGATGCATTAAAGTCTTCGGATACATTCAACGTCGCAATTCAAAATGTCGGTAAAGTCTTAAAACCAGTCGCAGAAGGAATTGTAATGTTTACTGATCTGATAGCAAATGCATTTAAAGCTGTCAGGGTACCAGACATGAGTGGTATTGACGAGTTCACTGGACAAATGGAAAAAAGTTTTCAACCCTTAATTAAACTGGGTGAAGCTTTTAAAAGTTTCCTTTCTTTCTTCTACAATCTAGGATCTACAATCGGTGAGATACTTAGTCGATTGAGTGCCAGTATATTTAAATCACTAAATGACTCTAATTTCAATTCTATATTTGATTTCATAAACAGCGGCTTATTTGCTGCAATATTATATGGGATTAAAAAGTTTATAGATTCATTAACAAATATAACAGATAGTGCCGGAGGATTCTTATCTGGTATTACTGGTATTTTCGATGGGGTTAGAGGTTGTCTTGAAGCTTATCAGTCCAATTTAAAAGCGAATGTATTATTAAAAATCGCTACATCTATAGGTATATTAGCTGCTGCTCTTCTGACTATATCGATGATTGATTCAGAAAAACTTACTACTTCCTTAGCTGCTATGACAGCAATGTTTGTTGAACTCTTTGGTGCTATGGCCGTATTTAACGCTATTGCGGGAGTTAAAGGTTTCTTTGCAATTAGTACACTCGCAACTGGGATGATAGGTTTATCAATTGCAATTCTTATACTTGCATCAGCAATGAAGAAATTATCTAGTCTTGATTGGAATGGAGTAGCAAAAGGTCTT